GCCGCTCCACCAGTTCCAGCGTTTCCTGCTCTAAAGCGGATTGTCATTCCAACAAAATAACCTACTGTTGCACTAACTGGATTAGTAAAAGATGCCGCTAGGGTTAAAACATAAGCATCAGCCGCTCCACTATCTATATAGAAGTTATTTGCGGCGAATCTGGAAGCTGATTGTTGTTGCTGAGTATTGATTGCTCCAGTATTATCAACTGTTAATCCACTACCAGTGATAAGATTATTCATCTCTGTTTGATTGATATTATACCAAGTAGCATCTACTGCTGGTGGTAGATTATTTGTAAATGTGCTAGTTTTGTTTGCCATTATGCGTAAAGTATAATTATGTTAGAAGGTTTTAAAATATTAAATAAAGTTTGTAATTGTGAGCCTGGATTGCGTGGAAAGTGAGGCACATCATAAGGGGGATAGTCCTCTAAAGTTCCTCCTAATCCATTAATTATCATTATAAATCTAGCTTCCTTTTCATTTCCCAAAGGCAGATGTGGAACTGAATAAGGAGGATATAGAGCGTTAATACCTTGCTGAATAGTAATTGTATATCCTAAAAGAGCCGCTAAATCTATAAAATCTTGCTCGGTTAAAACTCCCAAACTTTTTAATTGAATCAAAATCTGCTGTTTTCTATCATCAATTGATAAAGAAGTAGTTTGAGTAAAATAAGAATTAGGAATCCCAACTGCACCTTCCCATAACTCGATATAATTAATATCTTGAGTAGTTAAGATGTTAGTTCCATCCCAAACACTTTGAAATAAAGCATCAACCCTTTGGAACTCACCAGCTAAACCCATAAACATTTTATATAGGTTTGAGCCTATAATGTTTTTATTGGTGCCTAAACGATCATTAAGGAAATATTGCCCTAATGCTTGTTGGTGTTCATTAACTGTATGTGCTTGGAAATTAGGCATAGGTTATCGCTCCCAAAGTCCCAATTTTATTTAAACCAATAGCAGTATCTACTGATGGCGAAGATAATGTGTAAATAGGCACATTACCATTTCCATCTATAGTTCTACTAATTAATCCATTCAAATCAGCTAGTGTAATATTTTGCCCAACATTGTTAGAAATCTTAAAGAAATCAGTTAGGGAATTTGTAATGGCAGTTTGCATAGCCGTTGTATTTGGGCTAAGAGTAGAAAATGTAATATTAACTGGAATAGCAATGGGTGCAGAAACTATAATGTCTCCATCACCAATATGAGCTGGTTTGATTTCTAGCAGTTTATCTTTAACAGCATTAACTTCGGTAGAAGAGGGAATAATTGAGGTATCGTTATCACGAGCAAATAATACTCTAACTTGCCCTAATTCAACATAAGAATAAGAGGCGGTGATGGTGCCTGTTGCAGGTGTAGCAGGGCTTCCACTAACAACATAAGCAAAAGTATTGGCATCAATAACAACGACTTGCTTTCTTACAACATTATATTCAGATTGTGTAGCACCAAAAACAGTGATATAATTTCCGCTGACAAGTCCGTGAGCAGTAGAGATAGCAGTGGCGATTTGCCCATTTCTAGTTATGCTTGAAATAGAAACCCCTGCAGAAGTAGAATCAGGGGAAAACACCCAAACTCTAGTAACGCCTGCAATTTGTTTTGCTTGCCCAATAATAGCATTTTTATTAAAAAATGAAAAAGGGAATTGAATACGAAATAAAACTCTTGCTCTATAAGAGTCCGCACTCTCTTGGTCTGTTCCACCAGAAATTTCATTTAAGTCTATAAAGGCACTGTTATTAGCACCAGAAATAGGGCTAGACAAAGTAAGAACACCGCCAGCGGTAATATTAGTATTAGCTCCTTGTATATTAGAATTAACTTGAGCAACAGCAGTAGTCCATTGTGCTATTAGAGTTCCAGTTGGCGAACCAGCAGTTCCAGCTTGAGTGAATTGAAATTGATTTGCAGTAGTAACGGTTATTCTGACATTTGTAGCATTAAAATTAGATGGTGTAGCACCAGTAATGGAAACAGTAATACCACTAGCTAAATTATGAATAGATGAGAAATTTACACTAACAGTTGCTCCAGTCCTGGACATAGAAGCAATAGACACTGTATTTAATGAGATAGTCGTGTCTGCTTGAGTAGTGTAGGAAATGCCAGAAGCACTTTGCAAAGTAGTGCCAACAGGAATTAAAGTTGCTGTAGTTCCTGTTAAAACTATATTGCCAGAAGAGCCAACTGGTGGATTTCTTGTTATACCATAAGTGTCGCCCCATCTAGGTATATAAACTACACTAGCGGTTTGAATAAAAAACTCTTTAATCATCAGATTTATTTTCTGATAATTGTCAAAAACTCTATTTGCTAACGATTTAAGAATTGACGATACATATGAGGCAGGCAAAAACGCTCCGCTATCAGGTATCTGTGCGGTAAAGTCTGATACTATTCTGTTATATACTTCCTTCCTATCAGAAGGTAAATTAAATGCCATTCGCTGTGGTGAAGCTATGTGTTATTTATGGTATTAATCCATAAGTCATAATATTGCACAAATTCTGTGTTATCATTTCTTATGGCGGTAATTGTCGCAGTAAGCCCTTCTTTGTCAAGTGTTTTTTGCACATTGATATTAATTTCTTTTGCAATGCCTTTTTCTATATACCAATTAAAAGCATCTTCTAATAAATTTTCGCAAATATTAATATTATCTTGGTCTAAATTACTTTGATAAAGCGTCCAAAGCAAAGAACCCTGTTCAAATCCATCATTATTTAATTCATTACCAATCCAACCGCCCCTTGATCTTGGATCTTCAATAGTATCATCTCTTTTTTGGCAAAAAATTGTTATCAAAAAAGAAGTTTCTAAACCTTCAGTTAACGCAAAATCTCCATTAGCAAAAGAAATATCCCAATTTCTATTCGCATCTTGGTGTAATTTTAAATCTTTAATTGACATAAAAATAGAATATATTATAACTAATGTTAGGCGTAGCAGTTTCTTTTAGTAGTTTTTTGGTTTCTGCTACGCTATTAATCCGTGAGTTCTTAAAGCTCCCAATATGCTATTAATAGCAGTTCTAGCTTCCGTATCTACCGTAACTCCCCCAGCAGGATTGCTAATTGCCACTCCTTGATTACCAACCACTTTAATATTATTTATTTTTAAAACTCCAGCAAGATTTATATCTTTGCTAAAATCAACTTGCGAAGTTGTGACTATTATATTTTTTTCATTAGTAGCTTCAATAATAATTGAGCCATCATTTTTAAAATAAACCTTATTTCCTTTTGCCCCATAGAGAATTTTCTCTCCTTCTTCAATTAATGGGGCATTATCTAAATCATAAGGAAATACATAATTCATTCCATAATTATCACCAATTCCTAAAACTACACATTGGTCTCCAACATCTGGACAAGCATTATCACCTGTAAGATAAATCAACACTCCTTCCTCTATATCTAGGGCATTAGGATCTTGAAACTGAACTCTAATCCTTCCAAGCTCCCCAACATATTCTAATTTTATAATTTTTGCTAAACGAATAGAATTATACATATTTTATTTTGCTGGGTCTAATATTGGGTTTAAAGATTTCTTTTTCTTTTTACCTTGCTTAATTCTCGGTTCAAATACTGAGTCCGTATAAGCCAATTTATTAATTAATGTCATTTCGGTTATAGTGCCACTAGAGGTGTCTTGCTTATAATTTATAGATTTAATTAACATATTAGTGTTTATTAGTCCAGCCCTAGAATCATTAACAGTCACTATCTGATTTATATCCCATAAAGGATTTAATAAGATAATTGGGTTTAAATTTTGTCTCCACCCATAAACAGAGCATTTATATTGGAAAGATTTGGCTAAACGGATATTGCATTCCCATTCCGCCCTTTCTTTGCACTGGCTATTATTCATACCAGTAACATTATCTAAAAATTTTCTTGTTTTTCTAATAGATTTATCATAACAAACTCCAAAATATTGAGCCGTATTATCTTTTAATGAATCTCTTGTAGGCAGTTTTGCCTCACCATTTATAGTGCCAGTTTGAGTTGGGGCTGTATTTGTTCCGCTGGATAATATTTTATATTCATAATATCTTTGAGAGTCATCACGAACTATCTCTGCAGATTTTATATTATTATTAGGGTTAGGTTTATTGGCAAAAGTATTGTTAACAAGAATTGTTTTAGATGATGTGTCGCCAATACTGCGAATAATAAAGTTGCCACTATTATCTGTTCCTATTACTAATTTTCTTTTATTAGCAAGTCTTTTAATAAAATCATAAGCACCTTCATCTTTACTAAAGCCAATATTCTCGTTGGTTAAAAAATCTGGTATAGGATTTGTAAAAAAGAAGTTAGAGTCTTCGTAATCGTTAATAATCTTGACTTGGTTTCCCAATAATTTTGTTGCTAAACCAAGTTTATCCAAACCCAAAGAATCTAATTTGCTTAAACCCATTCCCAACAAAGACTTATCTGGCATTACCACAATATAACCAGTTTTAGTCAAAACTTTTTGCACAATATCAACAAAACTGACTGGGGTTTTAAAGATTTGATTTGAAATCCTGCTATCCACAAAATCACAAAGTTTATCCCTACCTTGAATAGATATGCTTGCATTATCGCTAGAATAACTAACTCGTTGTTTTTCTATATATCCAGTTAATATAGCTTCGCCATCAATTTTAATTTTTATAAAAGAACCTTGTGTATCAAAATCTGGTTTTTCTTCTTTAAAAATACTCACAATACTATTTAAAAAAGAGCTTTCTTTTTCCATAGGAACATTGATAGTAATATCAAATTGAAAGCCAAAAAAGTCTAAATCTTTTTGAATGCTAACACTCTTAAAAGTGTTAAAAACTTCTCCATCAATATCTACTGTTAGAATATTTACCATTAGTTAGATAATGCAATTAAATTTCCATATACAAATGCTGGATCTTCTATCTCATTAAGGGCAATTAATTCATCAGCCCTAGAGCTAGTTCCATAAAGATTATATGACAAAACAGAGGCTGGAATTAAATTTGACCTAATAGAAACATAATAAGGTAGTGTCTCCCTTTCATTTTGTAAAAGTAGTCTATTTTGTGTCCTAGCATCTTGCAATGCATAATAAACATCTTCATCAATAGAATTTGGATCTAGTGAATTAAAAGCAGTATTTAGACGATTTAACATTACATCTATATCACTTTGAGAAACAAAGTCTATATTTGTAGATGCCAAATAAGCTATATTTAAACAAGCAACATCAGTAAAATTTGCTAACGCAATTTTATTATCATTTAATTGTTTAATTGGAGCAGAATCCCCACTAATTTTAGTTCTATCACCACTTCCAAATATCTGTAAAACGATATTAGTCATTATTTTAAAATCATCTGTAATAGTAGCAATGCTATTATATATAGTGGTAAATCTTCTAGCTAAATTAGCTGGTGTTTGCATCAAATTAATAATTGAAGCAGATAATGCTTGAATATCAGCACTAAATGCCCCAACCTCATCAGGAATACCATTAATAGTAGAGACAACATCATTAATAGTGTCTGTAATTTCTTGAATACCATCTCTAGCTTTATTCCAAAGTTCTATTCCATCATTAAGGTAATCAAGAGCAGAAGATAAAGCACTTTCGTTTTCACCCAAAATTTTATCATAAAGATTAGCTAAAAAGCCTTTATTTCCTTCTGTAGATTGGGGGAATATATTTAAAGTGCTTTCTAAAAATGTAATTCTAAAAGCAACAATCCCATTTTCAGTGATAAAATCTTCTGTCATAGAAGATGGTATAGGAACAACCTTCTTTTTGCCAAGTGTAGGATGTGTTAAAGTCCCAAGTCCCTGTGTTTGTAATGCCTTCATCAAATTATTCCTAGATCTCTTATAAGCGGAGGCAGTTGCTTCTTGTATCTCTATATCTAATGCATATTTCCCAGCAATCTTGCCCAAATCTTCAACATAACGATTATCAGAGTTTGGATATTCGTGAACAACCGTCCTGCGACCAAGCTCGGTAATCTCCGCTTTTCTAGCATAAAATCTAGCTGTTTTACCACCTATTTTATAAGAGGCTCTATAAAATCCGCTTAATACACTCATCTTCCTCCTATTGTTTCAGGTCTCCAAAGAGACATATTTTGTTCTTGTTTAACTTTCAAAAAGTCTGGCATATTTTCGGTAGTTATTTTTACTTCTACTTTTTGTTGGTTTTGCATTTTTTTATTAGTTTCATCTAACCCTTTTATTGCGGCAGTTAATGCCTGTAAATCTCCATACACAGTTCTAGTGTCAGTAAAATCTTTTTTCCATTTATCATTCATTGCACCTGGTAAAGCACCCAATAATTCATTATTCCCCATTAACCCAGCTAAACCAGCAGTCAAACCCATACCAGCTATTTGAGTCCCTCCCCAAATAATTTCTGGGACAACGCCAGCTAATTTAGAAACCGAGTTCCTAACTTCAGGGGGAACTTTACTAACCGCATCTGACAATAAATTACTTAAATATCCTCCGAGTATTCCAGCGTCATTAGTGACATCGTTTAATCCTTTAGTAAATCTGGTTAACCCTCTAACTGTTCCTATTTGCAATCCATATGTTAAATCCCCAAATGATGTCGCTAATTCTTGGGTAGCACTTGCTAATCTTTTTTCCTCATTGCCTAATTTAAAAGCCTTTTCAAGCATTTTTTTCCCAAAATCCTCTTCTATAACCTTAATGAATTCTCTTAACATCAAGTCAGAGGATAATGTGCCAGTCGCCATCGCCGCTTGAAAATACATAGAAGCATTCTCCATTGTTACTGGGGATTTTTTACCCTCAGCCTTAGCTTGCCTTTGTGCTATTCTATAAAAAGCCTTGTGCATCATTGGTTGAGCACCAACCAACTGTTGCATTTGAAGTTTAACCTCTTGGGCATTCAAAACTTGCTTTGTCAGCATATCTTGAAAACCACGCATAGTATCTTGTGTCGCGGGTCCAGAAAGCCCAAGTAATCCAGCATAACCACCAATATTTTCTACAAGTCCTTTAGCTAAAGAAGCATCTGTTTTTCCACCAGTTCCTAACATTTTAACATAGGCAGGAGCAATATCACTAAAATTTAATCCATATTTATCTGAAACTCCTCTTAGGTATTGAACCTCACTTTCAGGGGTAGCTACTTCCAATCCTTTTACCTTAGGAATTAATGCAGATAAAGAAGCTCGCAAAGAGTCCATTTGAACTGTTGTGTCGTGAACATATTTAACAGATCGCCCAACTGTATAACCTGCTGTTGCCAATCCTAAGCCAGAAGCAATGCCACTAGCCCCTAATCTTCCACCTAATAAGCCAGCCATACCATAACCAGCAATTTTGCTTTTCTCAGCAGACACCCATCCACCAGTCTCATTATCAAATTTTATTTTAGAAAATGGACCAGCAAAAACAGGGCGTGCAGAACCCCTGTAAGTAGAATTATTTTTTGTGGCACTCAATATCTCTTCCGATACATCTTTATAAACTCCCTCTATAATTTTACCACGATAATTTCCATATATAGATACTGCTGTTCCATATGGATTAGGATTATAAGGAGTTAATGCTGTAGA